AAAACTCACTTATTTAGCAAGAGAAGAATTGCTAAAGCTTAGAAATAAAAGTGTATCACAAAAGTTCAATAAAAAGACAAGGGCATACGAAGAACAGCTAGATAATGATAAATTCTTAACTGAATATTGCAAAGCAATCATAAAAGGCTGGTCAGGCTTAAAATATAAATACTTAGAAGAGCTTCTATTAGTAGATATTAGCCAGTTAGAACCTGAAGACTTTTTAGTCTGGAACAACGAAAATGCAGAGTTACTTATGAAGAACTCTAGTGATTTCGATGAGTGGGTAAGTGAAACTGTCGGTGAACTGGAAAATTTTACCAAGACCAAGTAGAAGGAATACTTGGGCTGATTAAAAAACAATTTTCTGAGGATATTGATTTAGATAAATACCTTGCAGTCTGCGAGCAACTAAATCAAGATCCCGATCCCGATAAAATGCCTCCTGAGATGAGAGATTATCCAATTGAGGTACAACAGTCGTTTATGCTACACAGCATACTAACTGACAGATGGGATGGTACTAGTGGTATGTATATGGGCAAAGATTTTAGCCCTATAGGTACTTATTTAGATACTTTTGATATCGAGGATAAACGCACAGTCGTCTACTTTTTAGCTCATATAGAAAACGCAAATTCTAATTGTATAAATAAACGAGTCAAAGACTCACAAAAAAATGCTGAAATGTCAGCAAAAGCTAAAGCGAGAGCTAGTAGATAAGGTAAACAATGGCTGGTAAAAATCAACAACATGAAGTAAGTCTTAAGATGATTATAGATGGTCTTGGCAAATTTGTCCAGGATCAAAAGAAAGCATCTGGAGCATTAGATAAAACCAGGAAGTCGGCACAGTCATCTGATCGTGCTTTAAAAGGTGCTGCACAAGCATCTTCAAATTCAACTAAAAACTTTTCTAAAATGTCCCAAGGTATCACAGGGGGACTTGTTCCTGCCTACGCTACTTTAGCCGCTAACTTATTTGCACTTGATGCAGCCTTTAGATTCCTAAAAGGTGCTGCTGACTTTCGTGTATTACAACAAGGTCAAGGAGCTTTTGCAGCAGCTACTGGAGTGGCATATCAAAGTTTAGCTAAAGATATACAGGGCGCTACTAGAAATATGATTACTTTCCAGGAAGCCGCACAAGCCGGTGCTATTGGTAGAGCTGCGGGACTATCTGCAGGACAGTTAAATGAGTTATCAAAAGCAGCGTTTACAGTTTCAGTTGCGCTCGGTAGAGATGTAACAGACTCATTCAACAGATTAGTAAGAGGTGTTACTAAAGCGGAACCAGAACTATTAGACGAACTAGGTATTATTCTAAGACTAGAAGAAGCGACGACAAAATATGCAGCTACTCTAGGTAAGACTAAAACTCAGTTATCTATTTATGAAAAATCACAAGCAGTCGCAGTAGAAGTACTAACACAGGCAGAAGAAAAATTCGGAAAGATTAATGATATCATGGAGCCAACAGCAAATGCTTTAGCACAGGTTGGAGTTGCTTTTGATGAATTGTTAAATAAAGTAAGACCAGCTATTGCTGGAATAGCCGAGCCGTTAGCCAGATTTATTTCAGCTAATACATTTAATGCAGCACTCGTAATGGGTGTTTTTGCTACTTCTATTATCTCAAGTTTGATTCCAAGCACAGAAGCATTAAGAACAAGCCAGTCATTAGCTGCTGAACAAAGAGTAGCTGAAATTGATAGGTTGATAGCAAAAGAAACCCAACTTAAAACTCAAATGGAACAAATAACAAATTTAAGTCCTTCTCAACGTAAGTTTGCACAAAAGATAGGGGAGCCAACTCTACGTAGTGGTGGAAAAATTGGTAATGCTATGGCTGATGGTGAAAAATTAAATAAAGCACAAATATCTAATTTACATTCACAACATAAAAGACGAGTTGGAATGTTTAAAAACATGTCAGATAAGCAGTACGCTTACTCTAAAACTATTCTTAATAAAATGACTAAAGACCATCAAGGCCTTACAACAAAAGTTGGAGTTTATGCAAAACAACAAGGTAATGCAATAGCACAAGCGTACACTAGAGCGGCGGTTCGAGTGCAAGGTGCTCTTAATTCAATGAAGGTAGGACTCGCAGCTTTGTCTAGATTTGCAATGGGAGCCCTGGGTTGGGTATCTATGATTGCAATGGGAGTTATGGCTATTAGAGGTGCTATGGCTTTTATAAATAAAGATAAAATTGATGCGGCAGAAAAATATGGTAAAGCAGTTGATAAAGCAGTAACATCTCAGAAAAGTCTTAACGAAGAACTTATAAAAATGAAAAGAGTTAGAGATACTGGATTAATAACTGGTAAAGATAATAATTTAATGCATGCTGCAGAAGCTGTAGCTAGTGCTAATATACCAGGAATGATTACTAATATGAATGTATTAGAAAAAGGCGCTAGTATGAATCAAGACGCTTTTCATAAACTAGGATTTGAATTTGCCACTACGTTAAAGACTCTTATATCTATGGATAAAAGATTTGAAGAATTTTCTGATGAATTAATGGAAAATGGTAGATTAACAGATGAGTCTAAAAGAAAATTACAGGAATTAGAAAAAACTTTAATGACAGTAGGAGCAGCTCTAAAAACAGTTAAACAAAATAATGGTGAAATGATAAAAACTATGAATAAACTAGTTCAAGCTTTACCTAAACAACCATACCAAGAATTAATAATGCTTCTTAGTAGTAATGTAAAAGCATATCAAGATTTAGTCAACGCAGGAGAAGCTTATGAGGTACATCTAGAAGCTGCCTCAAATAGAATCGAAGTATATAATGGTCATTTACAGATGGCAATTAATCTACAAAAGTTGGAAGCTAATGTAAAATCAGGTGGCGCATTTAGTGGATTAGCTGGTGGAACTACTTCCGACCGTATGCAAAAAGTACAAACTGCTTATATTAAATATTTAAAAGAAGTTAAAAAACTACAAGATACACAACTATCATTAGATACTACATCAGAGGAAACTACTAAAAATACCGTAGCACAGTTACAAAAAACGAAAGAAATACAAGTAGAAAATATAAAAAATGCTAGAGCGCTATTTAAGTTAGAAAAAGCTCGTGCTGATTTAATGTTTTCAACTTACAATAAAGTCTACATACAAATGGAAAATGATTTAGGAAAAGCTATAGGAGCAGGCATGAGAGGAGACTCTTCTCAGTTTGAAAAAATAGGTAAATCTTTCACAAATACAATAACGGATGCTATCGGAGGATTCCTTTCAGAACAACTATTAGAAGATACAATAGGATCATTACTACCTCAAAAAGATAGCATTAAAGATGAAATATTTGCTGGTGCAGAAAAACATGCTAATTTAATAAAAGCCGCTATTGAAGATGGTGGATATGCTCATGGTAATCTTTTACTAGGAGTATTTAATTCTCAAAACAAAAGTTTAAAAAATATTCGTGTAGATATGTTAAGAAGTGAGTCTGCTTTAGCAGGGGCAAAAATGAGTGAGATAGATGCAAGAGTTACGTCCTTACAAGCAGAAAATAACACTTTAGGTAAGTATACAACAGCAGAAGGTATTGAAAAAGCGTCCGCAGAAAAAGATCCTAAATTCATGGAGGAAGCACAAGCGTATTTCTTAAAAACAGGAATGAATCATGTAGATTATTCTAGACTACAAAAGGCGATAACTCAGAAAGATGCAAAACAAGTGGAATATGATCGTATGAACGAATTACCATTATCTGCTTTCGCAGGAGCAAACAAGGGCAGACTAGATGACAAGATAGCATTATATAATGACATTGAAGCGTTAAAAACCAAAATAGCAAATATAACATCAGGAGGCTCACGAGCAATTTTATCTTATACTAATATGTTAAAAGACAAGATAGTAGATAATCAATTTACTGTAGATAAAAACAATAACACAATAGAGAGACTAAGAGGCAAAGAAACATTTGAAGGCTCAGGTGTATTTGAAGGAGGAGAAAAAGCTTTTTATCAGACAAGAGCAACAGACCTTACAACTAAAGCCGACACAGCAATGAACGCTAAATCAGATCTAATAGATTTAGATAATCCATTAATAGCTAGAGAGGCTGACCAAATACAAGCTTTATTTGACGCGGCATTAAAAATAGCAATACCAGGAGCTTTAGAAAAATTCAAAGCAGAGAATCCTGATTTATTAGATCCTGAAGGTAAATTAAATACAGCAGGACAAATGGGATTCACTAAAACTGTTCCAGGAACAGACTCAACAAAAGGTAGTGATGAATTTAGTAAAAACTTAAATCAATTCTCAGGTGTTATAGGAGCTATGGGAGCTTTAACAGGACAAGAAGAAAAGACCGCAAAGATAATGGCAACAGTAGCTAAGATTCAGTTAATGATTTCAATATACGAAAGAGCAAAAATGGCAATGGATATAGCAAGAGGCGAAGGTTCTAATCTTTTCTTTAAAGCTATAGGAGCTTTCTTTACAGGAGATCTAGGTAGAGATGGTGGCATTATGTCTAAACATGGACGTTCTTATTCAGGTGGTGGAGTAGCAAGTGGGCCAAACTCAGGATATCAAGCAATGCTCCATGGCACAGAAGCAGTAGTACCTCTTCCAAATAATAGAAGTATACCTGTAGAGATGAAAGGAAAGAATAACGGCCCAGTAAACACAACAATCAATGTAAACATGGCAGATGGTAGTTCAGATACTACTAGTGATGCAGAAACAGGAAAACAATTTGCACAAGCAATCAATATGGCTGTACTAGAAGAAATAGGCAAACAGCAAAGACCAGGAGGGCTACTAGCAGGATAATATGGCAATAGGATTTAGTAACGGATCAACAACTTTTAGACCAGACAAAGGCTTTACTAGAAAGAACACACCAACAATATTTAAAACACAATTTGGTGACGGTTATGAACAAAGACTAGCAAATGGTATAAACAATTTAAAACAAGAATTTTCAATTAATTTTGCAACAAGAACAAAAACAGATATAGATGATATAGCAGACTTTTTTGAGCTTAAAGGAGGAGTAACTCCTTTTAATTATACCTATGAAGATAGTAATGAAAGTGGCGGAGAAAAAACAGTAAAGGTTATTTGTGATGATTGGCAACAGACTTGGGAGTACGCAGAATACTATTCTCTAAGTTGCACTTTTAGGAGAATATACGAAGCATAATGTCTGAGAAAATAATAGTAAAGGATTTACAGAAGTTAGACCCAGGCTCAGAACTGATACAATTATATGAGCTTGAATTTGTAAAAGATAACTTTGCATATTTTACTGGTGGAATAGATGATGATGTATCTACTTCTCTTAGAATGAGAGACTTTGATACTAACTCTACTATTCGTACTTACACTCCTATCCCTGTAAAAGCAGATGGATTTGAGTTAAAGAACGACGGAGCGATGGCTAGACCTTCACTTGTTTTAGCAAATATAACAAGTGCTCTCAGTGACGCTGTAGGTTTTGACTATCATGACTTAATTGGATTAAGAGTAATTAGAAGACTAACTCTTAAAAAGTATTTATATGGAGAAAGTGGAGATGCAAGTCCTCCTATAGAATTTCCAAGATCTATTTGGATAATAGATAGAATTAAAGCAAGATCTAAAGCATCTGTGACTTTTGAACTAGTTGCACCTTTTGATATACAAGGAGTAACTCTACCAGCAAGAAATGTCTTAGCGGAGAGATGTCCTTTTATGTATCAAGGAGCAAGTGATCACTTAGACGAATGGCAAAAAGCACAAAGTGGGTGTAATTGGCACTTAGAAGGAAAAATAAAAACAGGAGGTACTGGTACAGAATACACAGTATATGTAAATCAAGATGATGAATATATAATACCAAGTACAACTTCTTTTACAACATATTCTAGTGGTGCTATAACTATAAATACTTATTACAAGACTACTAAAACAACTACAAGATTTAATGCAGACGGTACTAATTCAAGTGTTACTGCAACAGACTACTGGCAAGCCGTAAAATCTACAAGCTCACCAGGAACACCATCAGATAGTAATTCTAACTTTAAGAGAATAAGAGTATACTCGACATACTCTCACGGTACAGAATACTTTAGCTTTTTAGATGATAGAGATAATAGTTATGTAAAATTTACTGACAATGTTTCTACTTCTTCTACTAATGGTAAAACATTAGTATGGAAAGCAAAAGCTCCAAGTGACGATCAAGCTCCAGGACACGGCCCTTATTGGGAAAGAGGAGATGGGTGTAGTAAGACTACTACAGGATGTAAGAAAAGATTTGGGTTTAATCCAATTAGTGGTGGTACAGCAACCAGCACAGGAAAAGCTGCTACAGATACAAGTGTAGAGCTTCCGTTTGGAGGATTTCCAGGAGCAAGAGCATTCTCGTGATGGATTCTATATTTAGTCACGCTGAGCAATGCGCACCTAGAGAATGTTGTGGACTTGTTGTAGAGGAAAATAATAATAAAATTTATATTCCTCTCAAAAATATTTCCGAAGAAAAAGATAGGTTTGAAATGGACGCAAAAACTTTCATTACATATCAACTCAATTCGAAAATATTATATGTAGTCCATAGCCACTATGACGGAGATTGTAAACCGAGTGAGCATGACATAGATAACTGTAACGCCGTTGGTATACCATATTTAATCGTATCGTATCCCGACAAAGACCAATATATTTTGGAACCAAATTATGACTAGAACAATACACTTAATGGGAAGAATGGGACAACTCTTTGGAGAGACTCATAGACTTAACTGCGAAACTGTCCAAGAGGCAATGCATGCTCTCGACTGCATGAAAGGAGGCGTCAGAAGATATCTACTAGAATGTACTGATTCTGATGTTCAGTTTACTGTTCAAAAAGGAGAAGATTTTATAGGCATGGAAAATATAGGAGACACTTTAGGAAAAGACGATATAATTATTTCTCCAGTTCCTGCAGGTTCAAAAAGTGGTTTGACTAAATTAATTATAGGTATAATACTGATAGTAGTTGCTGTCTTTAACCCAGGTACTGTAGGATCTTTAAGTGGTTTTCTAGCTCAGGGAGCTTTTACAGCAGGGGTAACCTTAGCCTTACAAGGTATAATAGAATTAACAATGGATGACCCCGATGAATTAAACGAAGAAAAGTCCTCATTATTCAACGGTCCTGTCAATACAACAAAAATGGGAGTACCTGTACCAATTTGCTATGGAAAAATGGAAGTTGGCGGAGCAGTTACTAATTTCGGATTCACACAAAGTAGAGTAAAACATCAAATGGGATATAAATTCGTATCAAAACCTTCAGAAGGAAGTTCAGGAACAGGATCAACTGGTGGCGGTGGTTCAGGTGGCGGTGGCGGTAGCAACTACGACTGGGTAGACAGACAGGAAATAGCATAATGGCATACACAACTCAAGGAAAATCAACAGCTCAAACAGCAGTAATATATGATGCACTATCAGAAGGCCCGATAGAAGGATTAGTCAATGGAGCAGCAAGTATAAGACTCGACGACAATCCTGTAATAGGGGCAAACAATAATAATACTTTTTCACCACAAAGATCAGTAGACTCAGGATATACAGCTAGTAGTAAAATAATAGTAGATAATAATAGTCCTTCTATTTTTGAATACTCTTTAACTACAGATGGTACTAGAGAAATACAGATTTTAGGAGCAGCTAAGAAAGGTATAAACGCCGGAGATACTATTGCAGGAAATAACATTATTAGAACTGATACTTCTATTATGGCTTTTGCAAGTGGAGATGTGTATGATACTTCTGCACATATAGTTCCTGCGTATTTAAGAATAGACGGAGCTGGACCAAACGGAACACAGCTCGCAACAAAAATAACAGAATTTATAAATACTTCAGCAGTAAGAGTAGATTTAGCTCCAGCAGTAACTAAATCAAATACAAGTTTATTTTTAGACTTAGTAGATAAAGTAGCAAGTTACGACGCAGGCAATAATAGAGCAACTTTAACAGCTGGTGGAGGAATCGACACAGCAAATACTATTGCAATACTATCAAGTCCTGTAAGAACATCTAATGAAGTTCCTAAATACAACTATAATAATTTTGGATTTGCTTTCAGAACAGGAGAAAGAGACCAACCGTATTTACCTACTCCAGCTGGGATAGGTAGTGCTTCACAAGCCTCTGCAATAAATGCTGCGTTAGACCAAGTACAAAATACTGGATATCCAACAAATAGTGCTTTTGGGTTAGACATACCTTCTGAAAATGCTACTGCAAGTGAAGTAATTAAAACTTCCACTAATATGTCAGTAGGTAATCCTGCCGAGATAGATATAGTCAAGATAAATATAGCCTTCCCTTCAGGTTTAGTGTCCTCAAAAGAAAACGGTACTATAGGCAATGGTTTTGCAGAGCACAGAATATTCTTTGGATACTCAAGAGATGGTGGAAGTTCTTTTACAGACTCTCTAGTAGTAGGTAGACCAACTATTGCGACATCAAC